GCAGGTCAACTCGACCACGATCCGGCCGCTGCTCAACGCCATCATGACCAAACAAAGCCGCGGACGTGATTTTGCGGACTTGTTGCTGATGTCGCCGGAGCATTACGCGGCTTATGACGCCGCCACTGTCGCAATCCAGCGCCAGACCAACGAAACCAGCATGGGCAAGCTCGGCTTCTCGGCGCTGGAATATATCGGCGGCGGCAAGCGGGCAGAGATCGTGCTCGACGGCGGCATCGGCTCGAACTGCCCGGCAAATACAACTTTCGGGCTTAACACCGACAGCCTGCGGCTGCGTTATCACCCGAACAGAAACTTCGACAAGCTGTTCGACGGCGACGGCCAGATGCCGATCGATAAGGACGCGATCGCGCAATTTATTGGCTGGGCCGGCGAGCTGACCATGGTCAACCCCTTGTATAATTGGCGACTATATGACAGTAACCCCGCTGCGTAATTGGGTTACTTGACATAGCTGATGCACTAAGCTCCTCTTTAGTTGGCGACAAACCAATCGAGGAGGAGCTCCGATGAAACGAGAACTGCCGTCGCAAGAGTATCTGCGCATGCTTCTGGATTACGACCATCTGAGCGGTGTCCTGCGCTGGAAAAAGCGAGATGTTTCGCTGTTTAAGAGTGGGGGGCACACCGCTGAGCACACCTGCAATAGATGGAACTCCCATATGGCCGATCAGGAGGCTTTGGCCGCCGTCAAAGGCGACGGTTACAGGCACGGAGCCATTGACGGCGTTCACTACGCTTCGCACCGCGTCATCTGGAAATGGATGACTGGCGTCGAGCCCGACGAGGTCGACCATATCGATGGCGACCGAAAGAACAACAAATGGGCCAACCTTAGATCGGTCCCGCGAGCGGTAAACGGCCGCAACCTTGCAAGAGCCAAGGACAATACAAGTGGAACTACCGGCGTTCGCTACGTCGCAAGAGACGCCACGTGGCAAGCCTACATCATGCGGGGCCGAACATTCATAAACCTCGGCTCCTACAAGAACATCGAGGATGCCGTTCGCGCTCGTAAGCAAGCGGAAAAGGAATACGGCTTCCACGCCAACCACGGCCGCGAGGCCATAACCGAGGACTCAAATCCGGCGGCGTAATAACAATTCGCCTACGCGGCCGGCCGCGGAGAGGTCGTTACTTGCCACCGCACTGCCTCGGGTAACGACCTCGAAGCAGCGTAACATTCCCGGCGTCCCAGACACGCGCCGGGGTCACGGCCGGCCGGCGCGGAGGCTACCGCGCCGGCTGACACCTGAAACAAGGGAACGATAATGCCGCAGCTAATCAGAAACCCGGATGACGTTTTGATCGCGCTGTTCAAGAACGGCTCGGTGATCAACGAGGACAAGAGCGCCAAGGCCGGCCGGCCAATTCACGACGACCGCGAAATCTGCGAAATCCGCGTGCCCGGCTCGCGTGACGTGAAAATCGTTCCCGCTCACGAGCTTTGCACGGAGAAGATACGAGACCCATACACCGGCGAGGAACGCTCGGTCACCTACGCCGAGCGGTTCTCGCGGCAGTATGCGCAATTCAAGGCGCATGCCGACCAGACCCGCACCGGCACGCCGCTGGATTACGTGCCTTTCCTCACCGAGGCCAAGCGCGTCGAGCTGCGCGGCTTCAACATCTACACCGTCGAGGCGCTGGCGCACATCGACGGCCAGGAGCTGAAGAACCTCGGGCCGTACGGCCGCGAGTACAAGAACCAAGCCGAAGCCTATATGGAGAACGCCAAGCGCGGCGCCCCGGCGATCGAGGCGCAAGCGGAGCTTGACGCGCTGCGGGCGCGCAACATGGCGCTCGAGGAGGACAACGCCGCGCTCCAGCGCAAGGCGCAGGCCGAGGCGAAGGACGGCAACTTCGAGAGCATGAGCATCGAGCAGTTGCGTGACTACATCACGACGCATTCCGGCCACGCACCGCACGGGTCGCTGTCGCTGAAAGTACTGCAGCGCATGGCGAAGGAAATACCCGCGCACCAGCCCGAGGCGGCCTGACCGATGTCGCTCCTCAGTGTTGTGCAGGATGTTTGTCAGGTGGTCGGCGTCGAGCGCGTGACCACCGTGTTCGGCAACATCAATAACCAGCGCACGCAGCAGGAGCTACTGACCCACGCCAACGAATGCGCGCAGCGGCTCGCCCGCGACACCCGCGACTGGTCGGCGCTGGTCAAGACCGCGACCGTGACCGGCGACGGCGTCGCCGAGAGCTTCGCCTTGCCTAATGACTTCCTGCGGCTGCTGCTCGACAGCAACGTCTGGACCTCGCGCTCGACCTTCATCCCGCTGGTGTACATCAACGGCTACGACGAGTGGCTGCGCCGCAAGGCGTCGGGCTATTGGGACAGCCGCGGCGCCTACATCCTGCTCGGGGGCCGTATCTACATCAATCCGATCCTGGCGGCGGGCGCCACCGCGACGTTTGCCTACCTGTCCAATCAGATCATCAACATCGCCGCGACTGGACTGACTAACACGCAGTTCACCGCCGACGACGACACCTTCGTGCTCGACGAGCGGCTGCTCAAGCTGTTGCTGACCTGGGTCTGGAAAGAGAGCAAAGGGTCGCCCTACGCCGAGGCGATGGGGACATATTCCGACGCGCTCTGGTCGGTCGCCGGCCGCGACCAGCCGGCGCCGATCCTGATTGGCGGCAGGACTGCGTCGAGCACCTATCCGGTGACGGCCTATCCCTGGGCGCTGCCAACGCCATGACCGCATACGCCGCCTTCCGTCGCCAGCCGGTCCAGCAGGGCTACGCTAACACCTTGCAGACGGTGACGCTGCCGGCGCCGACGCGCGGGCTGGTGCAGAACGAAAACCAAGCCTTCATGACGCCCGGCGGGGCGCTGGTCCAGGACAACTGGGTGTCGACGCTGCGCGGCGTCAAGGTCCGCGGCGGCACCCGCGTTTGGTGCGACCTGCACGGCCTCGACGCCTGGGACGAGGGTGAGTGGGATATTTCCGAGTGGGACGCCCCGGTGCCGCCGCTGTCGTCGCCGCTGCGGTATCCGATCGTGTCGGCCTTCGAATACGTCTCTGGCGACAACATCCACCAGATGTTCGCCGGCCAGCCGGCAACTCTCTGGAATGTTTCATCGCAGTTGCCGACCGTCGCCAAGAGCGGCCAGAGCAGCGGCAATTACGCCGCCACCCAACTCACCAATATGAGCGGCAATCATCTTATTGCCGTCAACGACGCCGGCGACGCGCCGCTGCATTACGATGGCACGACCTGGACTGCGTTCGACGCCGATCAGATCACCGGCCCCGCCGGCAGCGACGTCGCGCATGGCAAGAACCTGACCTACGTGTGGAAGTACCGCAATCGATTGTTCTTCATCGAGGGCGGCACGATGAATGCCTATTACCTCGGTATTGACTCGTACCAGGGCGCGCTCGGGCTGATCCCGCTCGGCGGCAGCGCCCCGCGCGGCGGCAGCCTGCTGTTCGGCGCGACATGGAGCGGCGATACCGGCTCGGGCACCGACGACAAGTGCGTGTTTGTTACTACAGAAGGCGATCTGATAATCTTCAGCGGCAACAACCCGGGAGACCCGACCGGCTGGCAGCAGCAGGGCGTCTACTCGATCGGCCGGCCGATGGGGATGAACGCGCACATGCCGATCGGCGGCGACGTCCTGATCATGACGGTGGACGGCATCGTGCCGTTGGGTCAGGCGATTACCAAGGACGCCGGCACGCTGGACTTGGCGCTGATCACCAACCCGATACGATCAATGTGGCGGCAGGAGGTGGCGCTGAAATCCGACCTGCCCTGGACGATGAAACGCTGGGATGACTACGGCGCCATCTTCGTCACTTGGCCGGGAGGCCTGGAGGGACAGCGTTACTGCGCGGTGATGAACAACGCCACCGCCGCATGGTGCCGCTTCGTCGGTTATGACGCGCGCTGCTTCATCAAGATGCGTGATCTGCTGTACTACGGCACTTCGGACGGGCGGATCATCCAATGCGAGATCGGCGGCTCCGATAGCGGTATGCCCTATGTCGCGACCCTGGTCGGCGGCTGGGAAACGTTCCAGGCGCCATCTGCGCAGAATGTCTGGCACCAGTCTCGCGCGATTTTTGCTGCACCAACGGCGCAGCCGTTCATGCCGCAGTTGAATGCCGCGATCGATTACGTCGTGACGATCCCGCCGCCGCCGTTCGCGGGCCCGGACCCCGGCATTCGCGAAGTGTGGGATGAGGCGCTCTGGGATGCCGGGCACTGGGACCAGCCGACGCCCGCGGTGCCGCCGGTTCGCAACACGCATTGGGTGTCAATTGGCAAGACCGGATTTTCGCACGCGCCGGTGACGCAGGTCACCATCGCGCAGCAGGCGGCGCCGCAAATCGAACTTCTGGCGATCGGCGCGACCTTCGGGCGCGCCGGCATCAACGTATAGGAGCCGCCATCATGTCGTTGCAGAGCCGCGAGGATATCATCCGCGAATTGATGCGGCAGTACTACGGCGGCGACCCCAACGCGCAGTTTGGCCCGGGCGATGGCGGCGGCGCGCCGGGCGGCGCTCCCGGCGGCGCACCGGGCGGCGGCCTGACTTTCGGCGGGTTCGACACCACCCTGACCGGCGATCCTTACACCGGCGGCTACGGCAATCTGGGGGGCGGCCCGTACTCCGGCGTGAACTCGCCATCTGACCTGGGGGCGCCGAACACCGGCGCGCCGACCGGGTCCGGCTTTAGCGGCACATCCGCGCCGGGAGGCAGCGCCCCCGGCGGCGGCGCGCCGTCCGGGTCCGGCACATCCGCGCCGGGAGGCAGTTCCCCAAGCGCAGGCGGCGGCATCCCTGGCGCCGTCAGCCTCGGCTCGACCACTTACGGCGGACAGGCGCCGGCGCAAGGGGCCATCAACACCGAAGCCCTCACCGGCGCGCCGCCGGTCGGCGACATGCCGGGCAACTTCCCTGGGGTCGACTTTACCTCGCCCAACATGGGCGACTTCCCCGGCCTCGGCTTTAGTTCGCCGTCGCCGTCGCCCGAGGGCGTGCCCGGCACCCAGGGCGGCATGCTGACGGGCAGCGTGCTGTCCGGGTTTGAGAACGCGCCGTCGCAGGGATATCCCGCCTCCGGCGTTCCCGGGATGGGCATGAGCGTCAACACTGAGTCCAAAGGCGATCGATCCGACCTGAACTTGGATGCTCTGCCCGAGGATATCGCCAATGCCTACGCGATGGTCGACGCCCCCGTCGACAGCTACGGCTTCTCCTTCGATGACGCCCCCGAGGGCGGCTACGGCAGCTTCGGTGACAGCGCCCCCGCGGGCGGCGGCTACGGCGAAGGCGGCTATGGCGAAGGCGGCTATGGCGGGGAAGGCCCCAGCGGCGGCGAGGGCGGCTATGGCGGCGAGGGCGACGGCGCCGGCGGCGCCTCCGGCGGTGGCGACGCCTCCGGCGGCGGCGAGGGTGCAGGCGGCGGCGAGGGTGGTGGCGGCGGCAGTGGCGGCGGCGAGGGCGCGGGCGGCGGCGCGGGTGGTGGCGGCGGCGGCGGCTGTGGCGGCGGCGGCGGCGGAGGCGGCGGCGCAGGCGGCGGCGAGGGTGCAGGCGGCGGCGAGGGTGCAGGCGGCGGCGAGGGTGCAGGCGGCGGCGAGGGTGACGGCGGCGGCGGCGAGGGTGGCGGCGGCGACGATGACGACGGCGGCGACGACGAGTAAGCCATGACCCTCATCAGCAGCGTCGATAACGAGCAATTCTCGCTGTTCCCGGCGGCGGCGGCGTCGCGGCCGGCTGCTGCGCCGGCGCCGGCGGTTGTCGTGGTCGACAACGTGCTGCGCGAGCCCAAGCGCGCGGCGCTGCTAACGTTCCTGCAAGACCCCGGCTGGAAATTCGGGTGGAAGAGTTCGCGCAAGCGCGATTTATTCAGCTTCTGGCACAAGCATTTCGCCGGCCATCGCAACGCCAGCAACGAGGAACCCTACGCCTGCGCCGATGAGCTACTCAAGAACGCGCCGCTGGTGTTCGAGCTTTGGTTGAATCTTTCGCAGAGCGTATTCCGCGGCCACACCCTGATGCGCGCCTACGCCAACGCCCACGCCTACGGCGGTGAGGGCGCCATCCATACCGACTCCAAGAAGCCTAACGCCCGCACCGCGGTATACTACCCGCACGCGGCTTGGCTACCGGATTGGGGCGGCGAGACGGTGCTCTTCAACTACGACCAGACCGACATTATTAGTTCGATCTATCCGAAACCAAATCGTCTGGTGTCGTTTCCGAGCGGTCTGCCGCATGTCGCTCGCGGCGTGTCGCGCTCGTGTCCCGAGCTTCGCATCGTCCTCGCCTTCAAGACGCTCAAGGAGGCGAGCGAATGATCCGGCCGGAGCACCAGGATTTTCTGCTCAACCGCCTCGGCGCGCTCCGGGTCAAGCACAGCGGCCGCTCGCTGTACGATCACCTGCGCGGTACCCACACCCTGCTCAAGCTCTGGGGCAACAGCGACACGATCTGCAATGCCGGGCTGTTCCATAGCATCTACGGCACCAACAAGTTCCGCCGGAAATGCTGGCCGCTGGACGACCGCGGCACGATCGCCGGGCTGATCGGCATCCTGTCGGAAGAGCTTGTCTACCGCTTCTGCACGTCCGACCGGCCGCGGGTATTTGTCCCCGCGGACCCGGGGAAAGACAACGCCATCTGGAGGTCACTTCGCGAAATCGAAATGGCGAACCTGATCGAGCAGAACTCGCGCTCGCGCTGGCTGCCGATCATGGCGGCGGTCGGCGTCAGCAAAGGGGCGCGCGAGAGCCTGGAGCAGACGCCATGCGCTACCTGATCGGGCATAACGATGTGGTCGCGAGGTTCGTGGCGGCGCATATTCCGGGATGTTCCCGCGGCTTCGGCGCCAAGATTATGACGCTGGGTGTGATCGACGGAGAGCGCCTGATCGGCGGGCTGGTGTATCACAACTATGACCCCGAGGCGGCGACCATCGAGATTTCCGGCGCCGCCATCGATCCGCGCTGGCTGACGCGCACGACGCTGCGGCTGATGCACGTTTACCCGTTCGTTGATGCGCGATGCCAGATGGTCGTGATGCGCGTGTCGGCAGACAACACGCGGCTGTTACGTCAGCTAAAGGCGCTTGGGTACAAG